TTCTGCTAAATCAAAAAAATCGTAAACTCCCTATTGACGTTGTACCGATAATAGGTAAAACTATGGGTGTTGATTGCAAGGTGTAGTAGCCGAGCAGTTAGCAAATTGCCTACGGCTTCTTGCTCCTATCTGAGCACCAAGCCAAACACACGCAGCGGTGAGCTGCTTGCAGGATTCTTTTTTGGCTACAAGGAAAAACGGAAATGGTGCATTTGCCACCCGCTCCCCATTTGCTGGCGTCATTAGCGAACGCCAATCTTCCGTGGTGGAAGGCTCTCGCAGAGCTGGTTGATAACTCTCTTGATGCTGGTGCGACGCGAGTCGTGATCGACATTACAAATCGCGTTCTTACTGTTTCAGATGACGGCTCTGGATGTGAAGATATTACATCCGTCTTCAAACTTGGTGACCACAAGCGAAGGAAGACCAGCAAGCTCGCTCGATATGGAATCGGTGCTAAGGATGCGTGGCTTTCATGTTCCGACACGATGGAGGTGATTACATGCTGCGGAAAGAAAGAATCCACGATGAAGGTAAATTACATCGAGTGGATGCAGAACAATTGGAACGCTCCAGACTCAGAAGTCAGAGAGTGCAGCGGGCCATCTGGAACAGTCATAAAGCTGCCATTGCGTCACGGAAAGAGCAATCCAAGTGACGACGCTTTTCGTTCTCTTGCGTTTGCTTTCACTCCTGCAATTAGTCATGGTATTCAGATAGTTAAGTCTGTAAAGGGCAAGAAGACCGTATTGACGCCTGTTGAGATGCCAGTGCGAAACGATGTTGTGCAATCTGAGTTTGAAATTGATGGCAAGTCTGTAAAGATTGATATTGGCATTCTTCCTGATGGAGTGTCGATCAACACGAAGCCATTTTGGCTTATCTATGGTCACCGAATTATTGATGACACTTCGATCGGTGCCGGACAGCAGTACAGTGTTAGGAGAATGGCAGGAACGATTCATCTTGGTGACGGCTGGGCGCTAGCGAAAAACAAAGACGACCTGAGCGAAAACCAGGAGCGATTGGCTGATGCAATTTTTGTACGCATCGAGCACATCCTGAAGAAGGCTGACCAGTTAGCGGAGACAATTGAATCTTCTGCATTGCGTGGCGAGCTTCAGCAGATGCTCAATCAGGCTGTCAGCGAAGCCAATAAGGGCAAGGCCAAGCGGGACAAGGGTAATACAGTCGGCACGATTGCACCCAAGGATACTGGCAAGCGGCATCGCAAGGCAAGCAAGGTGCATGGACTGGGTGATGTTGTATGCACTAACGGCAAATCTGGACGTCGCGGCGGCTATGTTCTCGATTGGTGCGAGCTTGAGCCATCTGTACTCGGTTCATTTGATCGAACCGGCATGCGTGTTTCTCTCAATCTGAACAACGGTTTGATTTCTTTAGCCAAGTCAGAATCGAATCGCGCAGCACTGACTGCTTGTGCCGTGGCTTTGATCGCCGATTATGGCTGCCGACATGACGAGAAAGGCAATGAGTTGTTCAAGTTTTCATTCAGGGACTTTGGGGAAGCGATGGGCTATTTGGTCAAAGACTATGCGGAGGTAAAGAGCAATGCTAAAGCAGCAGTTTGAGGTGCATCCAGCGGCTACTCTGTTTCCGTCAATGACTGAAGCTGAGTTTCAAGGACTGAAGCAAGACATCAAAGAAAATGGCCAGCGGGAAGATATCGTGGTCTGGTGCGGCAAGTTGATTGACGGTAGGCATCGGCTGAGAGCTTGCGAAGAACTGCAACGCAATCCAAGCATAGCAGAGCTTGACGAAGACCAAGACCCTTGGAAGTACGTCATCAGCCATAACCTCCATCGAAGGCATCTGAGCGAAACCCAACGCGAAACGGTGGCGGCAAAGCTGGCGAAACTGAAGCATGGCGACAATCAACACAAGAAAGAGGGTGCGCAAAGTTGCGCATCCACGGAAGAAGCTGCTAATCAGTTAAATGTTTCACCACGTTCGGTCACTCACGCCAAAGCAGCAATCAAAGGCGGTTGCAAAGAGCTTGTTGAGGCGATGGAGAGGGATGAAATAACATCAAGCCTTGCCTCTAAGTTTGTTAAGGCAGTGCCTGACAAGAAAGAGCAAGCGAAGATTCTAAAGGAAGGGATTACGGCAGTTAGGCAGGCCGTCAAGGAATCGACGCAACCAAAGCAGCCAGCGAATCCACCGATTCAGTCAGAAGTGATTGAGTACGAGGACGTAGAAGACGAGCCAGTCAAAGAGGATTGCAAGCTGGCCGAGTTCAAAAAGTTTTGGGCGAAGTGCAGCGACGTTTCCAAGGTCGCAATAAGAATTTTTGTCAACGAAAATTAAAAGGTAAATCATGGTAACAGAAGTGGAAAGCAAACTAAGCACAGTCGAGATGCTGCGAAAGGTCGCCGGCATTATCGAGCGTGAAAATCTGAAGATTGAGTTCGTAAACATCGGACTTGGCAAGGTCTATCTCGTCGAGTCGGAGTTCCGGCCAATGTTTAGCGGGCAGGTGCTAGCCGGGCCGCGTGACGGTGATTATGTGACGGTGGCGGCTAAGGCTTATGGGGTAGTCTGGGAGTCGCGGGTTTACTCACCAGTTCAGACCCGCAAGCAGCCTGTTGAATATGTGGAGGTGTAGCAGATGAAAAACGAACCTAAGCCAATGGACAAAATCAAGTCAGCAGCAATTGACCGAGTAGCCTACAGGTGCGCTCAGACGCTGCAAGCTGCGATCAATCACCTGGAGCACGCCAAGATTCAGCTTGGCTATCCAGGCACACTTCCAATAACGGGAGAGATCGACGAAGAAGGCGAATCGCTAGTCGACTCCCTACGGGCTGCACTCGCGGAGGAGTTGCCGATCTCGCCACGGAGGGCGATTTGTTTGGTCGACTACTGGGATGAAATGACGGCTCAGCAGATGGAGAGCCTGAGCGGCGAGGTTAAGCGGTCGGTTGGCCAGTTGTTGGGGGTGCGGGCATGAATAGCTTGCGGAGCTACGAAGACTTTATTTCAAGCAAGCGAATACGTGCAGAAAAGTACGGATTCACTCCAAGTGCGATTAACGCGAATCTGAAGGACTGGCAGAAGTTAATAGTAGATTGGGCATGCAGGCGTGGCAGGGCTGCGTTATTTGCTGATACCGGACTTGGAAAAACTTTGATGCAGCTATCCTGGGCAGAAAACGTTGTTAACGAAGCTGGGCCTGTGCTGTTGCTGTGTCCGCTGGGTGTTAGGCATCAAACGGTCAGTGAATCACTTAAATTTGACTTGGGCGTCGAATGCAAGGTGGTTGAGTCTGCAATGGATTTATGCGAAGGTATCAACGTAACGAACTATGACAAGCTGCATCTATTTGAAGGCGAGATGTTTGCTGGCGTTGTTTTAGATGAATCTTCGATATTGAAAAGCCTGAATGGTAAAACCAAGTCACGGTTGATACAGCAGTTCGGGGCAACACAATATCGCTTAGCATGCACTGCGACACCATCCCCAAATGACCACATGGAGTTGGGTAATCACTCTGAGTTTCTTGGTGTAATGGCTAGCACCGACATGCTCAATAGATTTTTCTACCACGACTCAGGCAACACAGCAAACTGGGTTTTGCGTCCTCATGGTAAGCAGGCTTTTTGGCAATGGGTTGCTTCTTGGGCCGTGTGCATTGGAATGCCTAGCGACATTGGCGGAGGCGATGATGGATACATACTTCCAGCCATGCATATCCATCGGCATTTTGTAGAAGTTGATGAGGCTAGGACACCATCTGGAATGCTATTCAACGTGGCCGGATGTTCAGCCACGACTGTTCACGAAGAAAAGCGTTTAACGTGCGATGTTCGAGTAAAGAAAGCCGCAGAGCTTGCTAATTCCTGGGATGAGCCGGTTGTTATCTGGTGTGATACTAATCAAGAGTCAAGCATGCTGGCAGAAGTAATATCGGGAGCTAAAGAGCTTAAGGGAAGTGACAGTAGCGAACGCAAGGAGCAGTTGTTAGCGGAATTTGCAAGTGGTGATTTATTGAAGCTCGTTACAAAGCCGTCGATTTGCGGAATGGGCTTAAACTGGCAGCACTGCCGAAAAATGGTATTTGCTGGTCTTAGTTATAGCTTCGAGTCGTACTATCAAGCAATCAGGCGAATTTATCGATTTATGCAAACGCGAGAAGTAGATGTTCATATCGTGTTAGCTGAAACAGATTCAGCCATTAACTCCGCGATAGCAAGAAAGGAATCAGACTTCGCAGCAATGCGATCTGGAATGGCGGCTGCTATGCGTAAAAGCACTTGGCAGGAGTTTGGATTGGATGATCACAAGAAGAAGTACGAGCCTATCACTAACGTTGATTTACCTAAATGGATGACAAGACTATGCAAGTATTAAACGAAGCAAGCGGAGAGAACTGGCATTTATACAACGGCGACTGTGTTGAAGTTGTCAGTGAGTTACCAGATGAGTCGATTGGCTTTTCTGTTTTTAGTCCGCCTTTTTCGTCACTATACGTTTACAGCGATAGTGAGAATGATATGGGTAACTGCGAAACAGATGATGAGTTCTTCGAGCATTTTGGATTTCTAGTTAAGCAATTGTTTCGGGTGTTGCAGTCAGGTAGGTGCATCAGCGTGCATTGCATGAATCTTCCAAGCACAATGCAGCACAACGGATACATTGGCATTAGAGATTTTCGCGGCGATGTGATTCGTTGCTTTCAGTCTTATGGCTTTGTGTATCACAGCGAAGTGTGCATTTGGAAAGATCCGGTTACGGCCATGCAGCGAACTAAGGCTCTTGGGCTTTTGCATAAGCAGGTCGTGAAAGATTCATGCCGTTCACGACAGGGAATACCGGACTACGTTTGCACGTTCCGCAAGCCAGGAGTTAACGCAAATCCGGTTGAAGGAGGATTTGAATATTTCGCTGGCGACGAAGATACGTTTCAAAATACCGGCACACTTTCGATTGATGTGTGGCAACGATACGCAAGCCCGGTCTGGATGGATATTCGTCAGACGAGGACTTTGAGCTATCGAGAGGCACGCGGTGATGATGATACGCGGCACCTCTGCCCGCTTCAGTTAGATGTGATTGAACGATGCCTTCAGCTTTGGTCAAAACCAAATGACATAGTGCTAAGTCCATTTGCAGGCGTGGGTAGCGAGGGGTGGGAGTCTGTTCGACTTGGCCGAAGATTTATCGGGGTAGAGCTAAAGCCAGAATACTTTGAGTGTGCGGCCAAGAACTTGGGACGCATTACAGCCAAAGTTGAGACTCCTAGTTTGTTTGATCAATTGGAGTGTGCTGAAAGTGATTGACCTAGAGCGTTACGAGCAGATAGCTCGCGAGTTCGGTTCGTCAAACTGCTGGACCGGAACAAGCGGAACGTTGGCCGGAATTATTTTGGAGTTAGTTAGGGAAGTTAAGAGGTTGCAAGATGAGCGAAGTAATCCACCAAGAGATGGCCAGCAGTAGCTTGCAGGTGTGGTGGGAATCTTGCAAGCAGCATGGCGTAGAGCTAATTGAATCCGGCGACGTATTGCCGGTAAGCCAACCAGATTTTTTTGATGTAAACATAGTTAGGACCGAAGAAGAACAAATTACCAATCAGCGTGGCGGCTGTAGTCGTTGCGACGACTCGGAAATCATCGAGAGAACAAATTGCCAAGGATTTACGCGGCGGATTTGCAAGTGGACTTTCAAGCCGTGCCAGCGGCAACGACTGGCAGATATTCTCAATCTATACGGGAGAGCTTTTGAATGAGTGTTATAGCA